AATTGTTTCTAAGTAGTCAGCCGCATTACCAAGAGATGATGCGGTGTTGGTCAATTCTGCGTAGCCATATCGCGTCATAAAGCCAACTACTGGTTCAAATGTGCTAGGATCTAACACAACACCAGAACTCATTAGAGGAATATAAGGGCAGTAAAACGCAGCTGCATCAGCTTCGCTAGAACCTTTATAACCTAATAACACTGAAGTACCAGTAGCAGCATAGCTGTTTACATAGATCTTCATAGCGTTGTTTAATGTACCAACGAACTTGTTGTTTGTTGGAGCTTCAAATGTACCTTCTGTACTACGAGCAAAAGCTGAAGTAGTTGCAGATTGTAACACTGTTAAAGCTTCTGGACTTACAACTGCCCAGTTACCAGCACCACGACGTGTGCGTTGTGCGATCAAGTTTGCTGAACGATTGATTAAAACAGCTAGAGCAGCGTGTTCGTCACCAACGAATGTAGCAGTACCTGAAACAGTAGCTTGGTTGTAGTTGTATGTGTTTGGTGCTAAAGCTAACAAGCTGTTTAAAATCTCTTGGTCGATTTCAACAGTGATTTCTTGTGCTAAAGCAGCCATGATTTCAGCTTCAACGTCTAAACCGTGCATAGATTGTGCATCTTGCGCAGCTTCAAATGTCCAACGAGCTGATAGTTTGCGAGTTTTCGCTTCAACAACTTGTTTTAAAATTTGAACGTTGATTCTGTTACCTGGTGTACCTTCAAGTGAGCTTGTAGAAGCTGCTAAGCCAGTTGATGTTTGGCTTGAGTAAGCTACAGCAATCTTGAATGGTGATAAAGCTTCATCGCCTGGAACTGCTGCGTCACCGCCAATTGAACCAGCAGCTTGTTGATCAGCATATCGTACACGTAGTGTGTGGATTTGTGCAACTGGGCCAGTCATTGGTTGAACGCCAATAATTTCATTAGCGATAACAGTTGGCATAACTCGACGAATCACTGGAAGAATCACGCGGTTTAGTGTAGCAACGTTACCTACTGCTGTTGCACCACTAGTAGCAGTTTCCATCAAGTGCTTCTTAGTGTTTTCCAAAATAATTGCCATTGAGGTTCTTTTAGAACCTTGTAGACCTTCTAACAGGGCGTCTTTGGTCTCATTCCAACGGCCTTCTAATAGTTGGGTTGTCATTTCTTTTTTCCTTATAAAAATTTTACTACTATTTTAGCCCTGCTAAACGTTTGATGTCGACTACATTAGTAGCAACGTCTACGTCTGTTTTAGCAGATTTATCACCTGTCACTTCTACACGACTCTCAGCTAATACAGCTTTTTCAGCTTTAACAGCTGGAGTGTTGTTTAGAACTGCTGGTAGATACTTTTCATATGCAGACTGAAGACGTTCAGTTTGCACACTTTCGAGAAGACTGCTCATTACTTCAGCTTTCTCTTTGTTTAACGGTTTGAGCAACTCATTCAATGCCTCTTTACGAGCCACTGAATCTTTGATCACTCGAACTTCTTTTTCTTTTGACTCAACTAATACTTCTTTTTCAGCGATTGCTTTTTTGCTTTCAGCGATGATCGTTTCTTTTTCTGCGATTTCTGCTTTAAGTTTAGCGAATTCAGCATTTTCACTTAGGTGTGTAACTGCGAATTCTTGAGCAAATGCTTCAAATAAGCGACGGCCAAACATGTTCTCGCGAGCTGCTTGGATGTCTTCTTTGAGTTGAGCTAATTCTGAGCCTAGATTGTTTGCCACTGCTTCCTTAACAAGTTTAGCACTGCGTTTAACAAAAGCACCTTGTAGTTCAGCTAGTTTTGATTTAGCTTCTGCAACAAGTTTAACTTTAGTTTCTACAACAGCTTGCTTGTCTTGGTCAAACTCTTTGATCTCTTCAGCTAGTGCATGGATAACAAACTTTTCTAACTTAGCGATAGCTTCAGTTTGAACTTTCTTATCTTGACGTAACTCTTTGATCTCTTCTGCAAGTTTAGTAACCATAAAGTCATTAAACTTACCAGCAGATTCAACCATGTGACGTTTGAATTTCACGCGGTCTTCTACTAGAGCTTGTTTCTCTTCGGCGAACTCTTTGAGTTCAGCGGAGAGTGATTCAGTGACCATTTTGTCTAGAGCTTCAACCATTACTTGTTTATCGTGTGTATAGCGTTGTGCGAACTCTTCACGCAATTCAGCGCGAACAGTTTCACGTGCTTCATTAACTTGTTTTTCCCAAGCTTCTGTAATAGCTGCTTGAGTATCTTCGTTAATGATGCCACTATCCAACAATGGTTTGATAGCTTCTAACATGCTGATCTCCTATTTAATTTTCAAATCTTTGATTAGGCTTGTAACAGCTTGCTTCAAATATTTTTGCACTTTTTGATCTGCGCCGGCTTCTTTTGCCATTTCGAATACCTTACTGCCACCCTTCATATTCATCAGCCCCTCGTAGATAGCTGTTGGATATGCGTTAGGTGCGCTTGGTTGCGCAACTACATCTACTGTGACTATTTCAAAGTCACTTACTTTGCCGTCTCCCTCGTTCACGTTGCCGCTACCACGAGATGAAACACCAAGTTTTACTCCTGATTCCAACATGGTCTGGACTAACTGACCCATTGGAGTAGGAAGAATCTTTAATTTACCAAAACCGTTAGGTCCATCCATCCACATATCAGTAATCATATGTGAAACACGGTCTAAATTAATTTTCAAATCATCAGGGTGATCAACTTCGCCTAAGACGCTGTAACCACCCTTGATTTGTTCATTTAATGTAGAAACGGCTTTTTCAATCTCATTTACTGGGTATACACGTTCATTGTGGTTTTTAACGCCACCTTGTATGAAAATACCTTTCATGTAAAGATTCTTACCTTTGCCGTCAGCTGAAGCTTCAGTTAACACTTCCATTCTAGCTGCGTCAAAAGTCAAGTTCTCTTTAAGATAAAATGCCATTATAGTTTCCTAATTATCTTGGTGTTGTGCTGATAACTGGTTTCTTGCCTTGAGCAATACGACCATCATTACCTGCTAATTTACCGTCTTTGTCGCCTACTTTCTCAGCGCCATGACCGCCTTCGCCGCCACCGTCCCATACTTTTTTCTTGCCTGGTACGTTTTTAAATTGGCCTGCGTGTGGTAAATTGCCTTCACCTTTTTTGTATTGGTTTGGAGCACCTTCTTTAGCTGGAGTATTGCCATCTGGATTGCCATTAGCTTTACCAGTTGCGATATTCTTAGCTGAACCGCCCATGTCGTTCTTAGATGCTACAGGGTCTTTAGTGTTAGGTGCAGCTTTGAAGCTGTTACCTGTACCAACTGTTTTACCTTCTTTACCATCTAATTCACCTTTGTATGGTGTACCAACATTGTCAACGTATTCTTTAACGACTTTTTTAGACTCTTCTAAATCTTCTTCATCGTCTTCTTCATCGTCTTCTTCGTCATCTTCTTCTTTAGCTTCGTACATCATGCCTTCCATTTCGTCTTCTGAACCTTCATCACTGTGGAAATCAGGATCATCAATACCGTCGTGGTGCTCTGGCTCATGTGCTTCGTCAGCCATTAGTGCATCAAATTCAGCTTTAAGTTCGTCAAGTGCTGATTCTAAATCAACAACGCGATCTTCTAATTCTTCTTCACCAGCTTCTTCACCAGCTTCGTCGTGATCAAACGCACCGTCTTCTTCTTCAGAATCTTCTTCAGCGTCTTCTTCACCGTATTCTTCTTCTTCTTCTGAAATGCCTTCTTCGTCCATTTGAACGTCTTTTACCAGGCCTTCAACTTCGTTACCACCCATTACTTCGTCTAGGTCTTCTTCTTCAACTAGACTTTCATAGATATCACGTGATTTTTCCACAACGATTTGGTGGAACAATTCACGAGCTTTGTCTGTTTCATCGTTGATGATGAATTCGACTAATTGTTCGTATTTGTTGCTCATTTAAGAACTCCTTAAAAATTAATATTAAATCCGGACTAATACTTGAGAGTAAATGTATTATGTTTATATATTTACTTTAGATTACAGAAAAGGGGGTTAAATGCGTGTTTTTTGATTGGTTTTGGAGGATAATTATAGCGTTGGTACTTGCTCAACAGGGGCTTTGTATTGTTTTTGTACACCCGTGAGCTTTTGTTCATGCTCTAACTTACGTACATCATTCATGATACGTAGGCGATTTATCTGCTTTAGAGTCAGTTTTGTCTTACGCAAGTCGTGGAGTTTTAGCTCTGTATGGTCTTCTTTTTCAGAGCGATAGCCAGTTGGATCTTGGTCAAATACTTCAAGTAGGTTCATGTTATTATTTACCAAAAAGCCTATAAACCTAATCCGCCAGCTGGAGCACCTGCACCACCAGCTGGAGCACTGGCTGCTGCACCAGCTTCTTCAGGACCGCCAGGAACTGCACCTGCGGGTATCGCACCTATGGGTGCTGGTGTTAGTGTTTCTAAATCTTGTTGGATACCTGCATTACTTACACCTACACTACGTAAACCAGCGTCAGGAGCGGTAGTATCTTCAACAGTGCCATTTTCTTGTGCCCAAAGTTCATCGTTGCGTGTCATTTCTTCTTCGCTGAGATCTAAGTAACGTTCTAGCAAGAATCGTTTGCTTAGATAAGGGATAGGTTCTAGCTGTGTAAATGTAGCGATACGTGTTTGATCTACTTCAGCTTGGCGATATTTAGCAAAGTTCTGTGGCTCATTGAAGCGTAGTTCAAACAGTGAATTGTCAATGTTTACCCCTCTCCAACGCATGAACATTTTAAATTCCATGTCTAGTTTTTCAACTATTAGGCGTTGTAAGCGCATACAGTATTGATTAAAACGCCATTCTTGGATCAATGCTGTGGTTGTTTTACCATCACTGTAAGTACGTTCGCTTTCATCAATACCATTTGGCAAATACGAACTAGGAATACGTAAGCCACGGAACATCTTGTTGGTAAAGTAACGCAAGTCTGTGATTTCACCAAGATTTTGTCCACCTGGAAATACTTCTACAGTACTACCACGGCCATCTGCTGTGGTTGGGAAAAAGTAGTCTTCGTTGGTTGACAATGGATTATAAGTAGCATCCATCATGTTTTGTCCACCTTCTGTTTGCGTAGGAATACGACGTTGGTGGATTTCATTTTTGATACGATCAACATA